CGTGTGCGCTGGTTCAGGTGAGGCTCATGCTGACCACATCAGCCCGGTGGTGCATGGCACTGAGCTGTGTGAGAATGGGCTCAGCCGGTATGACATCAAAGCAGGTCAGCTGTTGTGCATCAGCTGCCATGCCCGCAAGACACTCAAAGAGAATCGCTGATACCCCCTCTCAGGGGTGGGGGGAGTACATGACAAAATGGCAGGAAAATCATAAACCCCAGACGTAATACCCTCTCGTGTGTGGACGAAATGAGATAAGTTTTTCGATTGGAGGTGAGGCTTGGCGGGACGCAAACCGAAACCAACAGAAATCAAACTGCTTGAAGGCAGTCGCATCAGACCCAAAGAGCGACGAGCTCCACGACCAAAAACATCAGAGCCTGGAATGCCTCAGAGGTTGAGCTCTGACAAATGTGCCGCTGCAAAGTGGTCTGAGCTGCTGCCGCTCGTGTCATCAATGCAGGTGATGACTGACCAAGATGTTGAGGCACTTGCTACTCTTTGCGAGGTACACAGTGCAGCTCAGGTCTGTCTGCTCGAGCTTCGAGCAAGCGGCCCAGTGTTGCGCACTGACTTGGGAGGTGTGAAACCAAACCCTGCCGGTGCAATGTACAGAGGGCTTATCAGCCAGCAAATGTCAATCATGTCAGACTTTGGACTTACCCCAGCAAGCAGGTGCAAACTTGACACAAAGCAAAAAACAGACAAAGAAGAAAACCCGCTCAAAAAATACCTTGGCTAAGCTGCCACCAATAAACAGAGCAGCAGCAAGCAGGGTGCTCAATTTCTTTCCTGAAGTGCTGAGACACTCCAAGGGGAAAATGGCGGGCAAACCGTTTGAGCTTTTGCCGTGGCAGAGAAAAGTGCTCTCTGAGATGTTTGGCAGGCTCAAGCCTGACGGCACCCGGCTCAGGCGTGTGGGCTATGTGGAAGTACCAAAGAAGCAAGGCAAGAGCACACTCATGGCAGGTGTGGCTCTATACCTTTTGATAGCTGACCAAGAGCAAGCCGCTGAAATCTTCTCATGTGGGTCAGATCGTGAGCAAGCCTCAATCATATTTAGGCAGACTGTTGAGATGGTTAAGGCATCACCGTGGCTTGCTGATGTGTGTGAGGTGATCGAGTCACGCAAAACAATTCTTGTCAGGTCTACAAATAGTTTCTACCGGGTGCTGAGTGCTGACGCATTCAGAGCCGAGGGACTGGTTGCAGCCCTCTGACATAACACTCAGGGGGCTGCAACCAAGCTGAATATCCACGGGCTTTTATTTGATGAGCTGCACACCCAAAGAGATAGACGGCTCTGGGACTGCGTGAGGTATGGTGGTGCAGCTCGAGAGCAGCCGGTGCTGCTGTCAATATCAACGGCAGGAGCTGACCGAAAAAGCATCTGCTATGAGCAACACACTTATGCAAAAAGAGTGATTGCTGACCCTATGCTGGACCCTGCTTTTTATGGTTGTATTTTTGCAGCTGATGAGGGTGATGACATCAGCAAGCCAGCAACATGGAGAAAAGCAAACCCATCACTCGGGCACACAATCAATGAGGAAAGTTTTGAGGCTGACGCTCGTGAGGCAGTCAACAGCCCCGCAAAGCTCAACAGCTTCAAACGGTACAGACTTGGCATCTGGACTACACAAGAAACTGCTTTTTTCAATCCTCACAAGTGGGCAAAATGTGGAGCACAACCGCATGAGCTTGATGGTCGTGTGGTGTACGGGGGGCTCGATCTAAGTACGACGACAGACTTGAGCTCTCTGGCTCTCATAGCTCAAGACGATGACGGGTTTCTTGATGTGCTGCCATTCTTCTGGTGTTGCTCAGAGTCTATTGAGAAACGCTCACTAAGGGACAAGGTGCCGTACAGTCAGTGGGCAGATGAGGGTCTCATCAAGGTCACTGACGGCAGCTCAGTTGATTACAAAACTATAGAACAGGATATCATCGAGCTCTGCGACCGCTACAAGTTTGACCTCGGTGTTGATCCTTGGAATAGCACCATGCTGTCACAGAATCTATGTGATGCAGGTATGAGTGTCGTCAATGTGCGTCAGGGGTTTGGCTCACTGTCTGAGCCCACCAAACGGCTCGAGGCTCTGGTGCTTGATGGTAAACTGAGACATGGCAAGCACAAGCTCCTTGAGTTTTGTGCAAACAATACCGCTGTGCAGGTGGATCATGCAGGAAACATGAAGCCCTCAAAAGCTAAATCAACAGAGCGCATCGACGGTATTGCCGCACTCGTGACAGCGATGGCAGTGCAGGGTGCTGCTGTGGCCGCTGAACCTGATACAGATTGGAATATCATAACATTATGAGCACCATTGAAGTGGTCAAGAATCGTGAGCAGTACAACATGCAAGAGCTCCGATCTTTTGGTTTTGCAGAGCTTGCCCGGCAGGGGCAGGTCAGGCGAGAGACACCAGAAACAGCCCCAGAGGTGAGTGCAGTGCTTGCCTGCATTCGAGTCATTGCTGAGGGTGTGAGCTCATTACCGTTGCACCTGTATCGCTTGGACTCAAACGGTGCCAAGGTGCTGGCAACAGATAGACGGCTGTACAAGATTTTGAGAAGCAGACCAAACCAAGAGCAAACAAGCCTGGAGCTCAGAGAGCAGCTGGTCATGCTGTATCTGCTTTATGGAAACGCCTATTGTGAGATCAAAAGAGCGGGCAACGTAATCACGGACCTGCTACCGTTGCACCCGTCACGCATTAAAATTGAGCGGCTCAGTGATGACTCTTTGAGGTATGTGTACAGAGAGCCAAACGGCAGGCAAACAATATACAACCCTCGTCAGATATGGCATCTCAGGATGCCGTCACTTGATGGCATAAACGGCATGAGTATACCGTCACTGGTGCGTGACTCGATTGCACTTGCTCGATCTCTTGAAACATACGCTCTGAGCTTTTTTTCAAATGGTGCAAAAGTGGGTTGTGTGCTCACATCACCAGAGGGCAGCAACATGCCAGCCGAGGCAGCCGAGCGGATCCGAGAACAATGGGAGAGGATACACAGAGGAGCCGACAGAGCACACCGCACTGCTGTGCTTCCGGGTGGTCTCAAGGTGCAAGACATCAGCAGTTCAAACAGTGAAAGCCAATTCATTGAAGCCCGCAAGATGGCAACCATTGAAATCTGCCGAGCTTTCAGAGTGCCCCCTCATCTTGTGCAAAGTCTCGACGGTGCAACATACTCAAACATTGAGCATCAGTCTCGAGAGTTTCTGACCTATTCACTCATGCCGCATCTGAGACGCATTGAGGACAGTATCAGCAGAGACCTCATCAGCGATGACAGCCTATTTGCTGAGCATGACGTGCACGCAATGATGAGGGGTGACTCAGCTGCTCGTGCTGCATGGTATCAGCAAGCACTCAACAGCGGCATCATGTCCATCAATGAGGTAAGAGCTGCCGAGGGCATGAATCCTATTGGGCCAGAGGGTGACGAGCGATTTGTACAAGTCAACATGACCACACTCAAACAATTAGCAAATGGAGTGACAAATAATGAGCCAACAGAATGACACGCTCGAGCTGAGAAGCATTGAACACACAGTTGAGCTACGTGAGGAAAATGGCAAGCCTCGGCTCGTGGGATATGCTGCACGATTTAATGAGGCAAGTCATGTGCTTGCTGGTGGTTTTCGTGAGATACTTTTGCCGGGTGCATTTTCTGAGACTCTGGCAGATGAAAACAATGATGTGCTTGCACTGTACAACCATGACACTGGTGCTCTGCTTGGCAGAGAGTCAGCAGGCACTCTGAGACTGCATGAAGATGAGCAGGGGCTCATGTACTCAATTGATGCACCTGATACTCAGCTTGGACGTGATACGGTTGCACTGGTCAAGGCTGGAAACCTCAAAGGGGCTAGCTTTGCATTTCGAGCCCATGAGGAAGATGAGGAGTATCACAGAGACGGTGAGCAAGCCATACGCACAATACGAAAATTGCAAATTTTCGAGATCTCGATTGTTGGAAGTCCAGCGTATCCAACAAGCACAGCAGCAGTCAGGCAGCGATGTGCTGACTTGTTTGCTCAACCTGAGCCCGTAGAAACTAAGCAGACACAAGTCAGCCCTCTGGCCCAGGCTCAACACGTTGCGAGGTGGCTGAGACGTGAGCTCTGACAGACTTTGCAAAAAATGCGGTGAGCTCATGAGGTGCAGAGCATCAAAACGCTCAGGTGCATCTCAAGTGCAATATCTGGAGTGTCGTCAATGTGGCGAGCGCAGGCGGGAAAATGTGCCCGCTCATCTCATATATCGTCGGCGGTTGTAAGTTACAACAAAACCACACCATGACTGTGAGATGCTGAAGGGGTAAGTATTTACCACTAGGAGCTCCATACATGGACATCGAAAATATAAAGAATGAAAGCCGCGAAATTGCGGAAAAGCTCGACGGTTTGCGAGCAGTTGAGTCTGATGACGCTGCTGTCATTGAGCAACGTGATGCAGACATTGTTGAGCTGATGGCTCAAGCTGATCAGCTCGAAGTCAGAGCAGACAACGCTGCAAAGGTTGCAGAGGCTCGTGCAAAACTTGACTCAATCGTCAACCGCTGCACTGCACTTGAGGCACCAGTACAACAGGAAACAAGGGAAATCAGCAAGCCTGCTGCTGTGCAATATGCTGGACAGCTGCGAGCATTTGAAGACAAAGAGACAGCCTATCGTGCTGGGCAATTTATTGCCGGGTATGTGCTTGGCAATGTCTCGGCTCGTGAGTGGTGTGAGCGTAATGATGTGCAGACCCGTGCAATGGGTGGCAGCAGCTCCACAAAGGGTGGTGCATTTGTTGATGACGTTTTGAGTGCAACACTCATCAGAAATGTTGAGGAGAAAAACGAGGTCTATAATGACATGCAGCGCATGCCGATGACCTCTGACACGCTGCTTGTACC